TTACCATTAATGTTTAACTCTACGTTACAACATTTACATCTAACTCTTTCCATCTTTCTGGAGTAATTTATGGGAAATACTGGATTCGAACCAGTGACTTATTGCTTGTAAGGCAACCACTCTACCGCTGAGTTAATCTCCCAATAAACTCCTATGGAAGTGGAGTCCACTCGTAACCATAAGTGTGGGGATCTTCCTTAATCATATCCTCAATAGTAAATTCTAGATTACTATCTGGATGTGTCCAAGGTTCAACAGTAGCATTCATCAACTTTAAAAGTTGTCTTGCTTTATTTGACTGTTGATTGTGGTAATCTTCGTGCTCTTGTAGGGTATTGACAATGACAGTGTAGATATCATTCGCACTTACATCATCAACGTTTAGGGCATCAAAGAGAAATTCTTCGAGTTGTTGTAAAGAATAGGCAGAATACTTCATTTTGATTCATGTTGTGTTTCAAGTCCATCAAACTCATTAGCAATGTGCCATAAAGTATCTATAACACAATGATATCCACGTTCCCATTCGTTTGGTTTTTCAGCAGTGCGGAACGCAGGAAAGTCTTTAACAATGGATCGGATTAGTCCTGCATGTGTACCATCATAGTGGTCACTATCCAAGATCCTCCTCGGTCTCTCCAGAGAAAATTCGTTTGGCATCTTCAAAAGATAACATAAAAGCAAAAACCCAAAGGATTCTATTTCTCTTTCCTATAATTTCATCTACCTCATGTTCGGCATCAGAAACAACATAAGAAAGTAGATCAGTATCTTCAACATCCCATGGTTCACCATCTATAATGGTTATTCCTCCACCTTTTGGCTTACGGGTAATGATATTGAAATGTACTGTTACTGTATTCTCCATCCATACAGGATCTATATGGCGGTGTACAGTTCCTCCTTCGAAGCTTATCTCTGTAATTATACCATCAAGACCTACGGGTGCAAAGCCATATTCTTCTATATCAAAAGTTCTTAATATCCGATCCTGAATCCAATATGCTTCGGGTGGATAATCAAACTCACATGGTGATGAGATAATTTCACCTGTATCAGGAACCATTAATGGAGTAGCGAAACGAGTTGTAAGTTTGGTTTTCTCTTTATGGTTAGAATCCATGCGTGGATCCATAAAAATATCCCTCTCATAATTTGAAAGGGTCCAATCGTTAAGTTCGTCTCGTTCTGCTTCTGTAATAAAATCTTTATACGCTTTGACTTTATCCAAACTAATCTCCTAGTGTATGCACCACAGGCTTTTCGTGCAAAAGAACGCTGTAAAGTTTAGGTTCTTGTGCGGCAGATACAGGTTGAAACTCAGATTCTGGGTCAAAACCTTCTTTACGAATTGCCTGATTAATCACAATGGATCCCTGTTCACCTGAAATAGAACGATGATACGTTCCAATAGGAATTACTAAAGCACCAGAGGTTCTGGTGAGAGAAACAATATGATACGGATACTTCCATTCAAAGTTAACTAACTCGAAAGTTCGTTCACCTTGAAGAACCCGATTGTTATCGATTTGATAGTAGTGTATATAGAATTGTTTGGCACCTACCACGTCATCTGGAGGTGAGATCGCAGGGCCCTCATGACATACAAGATCAGAAGCATTTGATTCTTCTACAGAGATATCATAAAAAATAACATCAGGAGTCTCACGGAACACCCGATGTTTTCTGTACTGAACGTCACTCATTTATCAACAGGAAGATCTTGGGGGTTTTCCAATTCTACCTCAAATATACATGGATGGCACTCCTCGGCAACCAAATAGTCTGATGACTGATATAAAAATGCTTCAGTAATCTCACTATACTTCTCACATTCCTCTATTATTAAGGGATCATTGACTTCAAGTTCTGTAAGTTGATCAAAAGTAAAAGGAATTTTATTAAGAAAGTACATCTTTACAGCGACTTTCCTACCAGTGCAAGTGTAATACCTGTACTGTTGTTCGATCTTAAGCTTAGTATCCATGTGTTAATGCCCACACACAATACTATTTACACAATAATTTGTAAGCAATAGTAACTCTTAGATCCTCAAAGGATTCTGGAGGACCAATAGAGTGATGAGGAATATAGCCTGGAAATAAAAGTGCAGAATTTTCTTCTGGTTCATGTACACCATACCCCTCGAAGTATGTTCCAGAAACAGCATTAACATAGATTAGGAATGTTCTATCATCTACGTTAAGACTGTCTTGATGTAGAGTTCCATACTGACCATAGGTAGTTCCATTGGCATATACTCTACCAACCATATACTTTTTTGTAAGTAAAGGTCTTATTTTTTGTGCGAAGATGTCATAGAAGAAATCATCTTCTAATTCCATAACCCAAAAAGGTTTAGAATCAGGCGTACTCTGATGACCGAACTCCCATCTAGGAAGCATCAACAAAGATTTTACAATGTCCAACTCTTCGTCAGAAAAGAAGGCACTAAAAGAGCGGAATAGCGGATTCGAACCGCTGACATTCAACTTGGAAGGATGACGTTCTACCACTGAACTAATTCCGCAAAGGCGTCTTGTGATGGATTCGAACCATCGACCGACTGCTTAGAAGGCAGTTGCTCTAATCCGCTGAGCTAACAAGACACGAGAAGGGAGGGGAGATAACTCCCCATAGATTAATCTACCTCTATCAATATTTCCTCGTCTTCTGTGTCAAGATACTCTTTAAACTGACTATAGAACACACTGGCGTCCTCCAGTCTGTCTTCTTCAGCAAGTTGGTGTAGTTTATCAATGAGCTGTTCAACGAAATCACTATTTGGTTTTGTCGTCGCTGCATGTTCCATTGAAGTAATCCTTCCTGAAGTAACGGCTGAGAACATTAGAATTATAGTACGAGGGTGTCCCGTCGTCAAGCGCTTCGGTAAGCACGTTATTTAGGAACAGTTGTCTCGTTTCTTCATAATTCACTTTGCCAGGGGTCTCGTGAAGAGAAATGATTTCCCTTAGAAAAGAGGTGTTACCGTAGATCTTAACATCCTCACTAAGCTCTGGACAGCTACCGTAGTATTTCTTCCAGTTACTTTCAGATGTAACTCTCCTGCGTCTTTTACCGTCCACTTTAGGTCTAGGCTTTCGTTTTTGCCAGAAATACTTTCGGCCAATATATCTACGCCCATTGATTTTGTTTGTGATCTTGTAGACAAAACCGTAGTTGTCGCCAATGTGGCAAGACTCAAAGATGTCACCATGGTACAACCAAGGATTATCGTAGGTTGGTTCTTCAGGACACTCTTCCATGCTCTCCGAATTCCCAGATTCGGCATTTTGATTCTTCTCATTCAAGTCATATCAAAGTAACTCTAGAGTATATAGGAGCGTCCCATGAACCCTAGCAGAGTTAGTTTAACTGCCTAACCGCGGCGTGTCAATCCTTTTTCTTTTTGGTGTCCATAATCGCACCTTTGCCATACTTAGCAGTGATGTCTGCTTTTACAATATCCAGGGCAGACTTACCTTTTCCGTATTTCTTCTCAGTTTCCTTCTGCATTACAGTCTTTCCCTTCTGAGGCATGGGTTTGGGTTGAGTTCCACCAGACCTCGCGGTGGTGCGACGGCGGCTATGTCCTCTCCATCCTGAACCATACTTCTCAAGTTGCTTATCTCTCCAGTGATCGTACTCTTCCTCTGAGAGAACTTCCGCTCTCCAATCAGAAACTTCCTCTTTCTTAAGTGCTTCTGCTCTCTTGCGTGCTTTGTTACCACTACCTCTGGCATCACCAGCACCGTACTTACTGTAACCTGATCTCAAGTAACGATCATGTGTATCAGCAGACTTCTTAGCAACAGACTTAGAGTATGTTGAACCACCATACTGTTTCTGGTCTGCCTCCTTCTTGGCACGGGTCTTCTTAAGGATCAGTGCCTTAGCAGAAGTATCGGACTTCTCTGGTCCAACGTTATACTTCTTGCGAAGTTGTTCACCTCTACTCATTGGTTTAGGTGATTGTTCTTTCTTACCAAGCAATCTCTTCATGGCAGAACGGAGACCTTCATCTAAGGAAGCATACTCCTCAGACATGTCATCCCATGTAAGTTCAGAGCAGTCATATCCTTCAGCAATAAGGAAGTCAACGTACTCTTTAATATCTTCAATCTCGTGTTCAATTACTTTACCGTTCTCATCCTTTTCATGATGTTCTTCCAAGTTAAGAATTGCTTCAGTAATAATCTCTGAAGACTCCCACAGATTATTTTCTTTAATATATGTCTCAATTAATTCTTCTTTCTCCCACTTTGTGATATCATATCCTCCTTCAGAGAGAGTATTAATCCAATTGGAGAATTTTTCAGCATGGTGCTGACGGAGTTCATCCTTATACTCCTCATAAGCCGCACGAAAACGACCTCGAATCATGGATTCAGGTGCGTTTGCATGATCTCCACCCTGTGCAACCTTTGGTTCACCCTGTGGATTCATTTTACCAGTCATACCTTCTGCATCCTTTTTTGGGGCTACAAGGTCCTTTCTCTGATAGATCGACTTATATGCTTCGGAGAGATGGTCGGTCATCATGTAAAACATAGAGATTTCATACCTATTTATTAGATCAATAAATAGAAGGAAAGAGCCCCTAACTGGAAGACTAAATGGCTAGACAGGGAATATTCACTGGATTCACGCCGAATGATGGCCTGGGAGATTCCCTAGCCTCAGGTGCAGTAAAAGTAAACGCCAATTTCCAAGAGATCTATGATGCTTTTGGAGACGGTTCTAATTTAAACACTAATGCAGGTGCAGGGGGTACTTGGAGTAAGGCAGGAGATGCTGGAATCCATACTTCTAAGTACGTCGGCATCGGTACAACCGCTCCAAGATCAGCCTTAGATATCGAAGGAGATGTTAATATTGTTGGTGTTGCAACTGGTACATTTAAAGGGGATGGATCAGGACTTACTGGTGTTACTGCAATCGGACAAGGTGTTGTCTTAAAAGATGACGGCGTACTCATCGGTGTCGCACAAAGTATTAACTTCACAAATAGAATTACTGTTGGTAGTGTATTCGGTGGAAACGCAGAGGTTTTCGCAGAAGACTATGTTTCCTATGCAACAGTATCTGGTATAGCAACTTATGCCCCCGTTGCTGGTTACTCCACAATTACAGACTATGCAACAACTGCTGGAGTTTCAACCTACGCTATCTCGGCAGGTATTGTAACCTTCGCCACAAGGGCGGGCGTGGTTACCTATGCAGGTGCAGCAGGAGTAGCCACATACGCAGGAGAGACCTCCTACGCACCTCTGGCAGGGGTTGCAACGTATGGAGTTACCGCAGGTCTAGCCACAATGGCAGGGTATGCCCATACCGCAGGTATCGCTACCGTGGCAGTCAACCTGACTGGTACTCCTTCAATTACAATTGATAATATCAACTCTGCGATTGGTATCGTAACGATGCCAGGTCAAGGCAGTAAGATGCGTTTTGACTTTGACTCTACCCTTGATATGCCAACGGCAGCATCATGGAGAGGTATGTTTGCCTATGCAAATAATTCAAAACAGGCATACGTTTCTTACGGTACTACGACTGGTGGATATAATGGTTGGAGAAGGATGCTCGTTGAAGACGAGTATGGTAACTATCAGACCTCTGGTATTTTAACTGCATCAACATTCTATGGTGATGGTTCTGGTCTTACCAATCTTCCTGCTGCGAGTAACATTTGGACACAAAATTCGACTGGTATTCACACCATGTCCAACGTTGGTATTGGAACAACCAATGCCGAACAAAGTCTGACTGTCCGTGGCAATCTCAAGATGTACGGGCAGATCGATGCGACTGCAACTGATAATAAAATCCCATTCCTGTATTCAACATACAACCAACTCCAAGTAACCAGTCCAACTGATTATCATGGAGCTATTGGTCATGTTCATGAATTTGGTAATCTATACTTCGCACACGCAGGTGCATGGGTAGAACTTGTTCATAGAGGATCAGACAGAACAGTTGGTACATCCACAGACAACTATGTTGTTGGTGTTCTTACAGCAACCACATTGTATGGTGATGGTTCTAACCTCACTGGAGTAAGTGGTGGAATTGGACCTAATGACAGTATCAACACAACGGGTATCATTACTGCTGCACAGTTTAGTGGTGATGGTTCTGGTCTTACAGGTGTCACTGCACAAGGTTCTGGTGTTGTCATTCAAGAAGAAGGTTCGAATGTCGGTACAGCAGCAACACTTAACTTCGTTGGTGCTGCAGTAACAGCTACTCTCTCTGGTGGTGTTGCAACAATAGCCATTACAGATACACAAGGTAGTGGTGGTGGTGCATCAACATCGTTTGCAGATAACGTTGGACTCAACTTCGGTGATGGTAACGACTTAGAAATCAAACATAATGGTGATAGTTTCATTACCGATAAAGGTAGTGGTCAACTTTACATCACAGGTAACTCTGTAATCCTTAGATATGGCGATAACGTTTCTGCTTCTACCTGTTTAGAAACTAAAGCAAACGGAAGCGTTCAAGTTGCTGGTATTCTTTCTGCAACTGGTGGTTACAAAGGTGAACTTTGGGTTGAAGAATCTGTTGATGATAATGCTAATTACAATATTCTGTTACTCGGTGAAGGTGGAGGCGGTAATGCCTACAGACCAGCAATGGTTGATGATGGTGGGTTAGTCTTTAATCCAAGTACAAACACTCTTGCTTGTTCGATCTTCTCAGGTCAGGTAAATGCATCTCAGTTATACACAGGTACAATTCCTGATGCAAGATTCCCTGCTGTTCTTCCTGCCGTTGATGGTTCAAACTTAACCAACTTACCTAGCAGTGGCGGCAGTACAATCGGACTGGCAAATACCACTCAGAATATTAACACCACTGGTATTATTACTGCTGCAAGCTTTAGCGGAGCATTTGTAGGTGATGGTTCTGGACTGACTGGAGTTGTTGGTTCTGGATCTGGTGTCATCATTGCAGATGACGGATCTAATGTTGGTACTGCAGGAACAATTAACTTTGGTGATGGTCTTGATGTATCACCTGCATCAGCTGGTATTGTAACAGTTACTGCACCTGGCCTTAAGGCAGGTATCACAACGTTCACTGCAATTGCAGGAACAGCACAAGTGATTGATTCTTTCGCGGCGTCTTCTTACTCTGGTGGTGAATACACATTCACTGTTGGATTAGGAACATTCAGACAAATGCAGAAACTTATGATTATGCATGATGGAACAACAGCGTTCTATCAAGAATTTGCAATTATGACTTCACCAACATTGATTGGTGAGTTCTCAGCTACTAATAACTCGGGAACTATTGAAGTAAAACTGACTCCAGAACAAGGTATTTCTGGAACTACTACATGTCGTTACACTAAAAACTTACTGGCGGGGATCTGATCAATGAGTATTAGCACAGAAAAAACTAACGTTCTCGATAGGACTAACCTTACAACAGTTCCAGAAG